ACCAATTAATCCCGCAACTAATAAAATACAGTATCTGTATGATATGGGAGAATTATTTGTGTGCAAAATTAATTTTTATTATCCAATAGAAATGTGGACTTTTGCAATACCTACAAAAAGTAAACAGGGCAAAATAGGATGGAAATATGCATAGTGCATCAGCAGAGATAGTAGACTCAATCACCAAATGGATGGAAACATTTGTAGAAGTTCCTCATCCATCTTTTGGCAACATGCCTCCCTGTCCATACGCAAGACAGTTTAGAATGCAGAACAAAATAAAAATTATTGAATCATATGATGCTGTATGGGATTGTGCGTTTCGCACTGCGGCAACTTGGACTGATGAACACGAAGCAATAGTGATTGCATCAGATAAAACGTATATTTCACACTCACTGCTATCTGACAAAGTACGTGGACTCAACAGAAGATTTAGACATCAAGATCTAGTGATGCTTGAAGATCATCCGGAGGACAAAGAATACATTGATAGTGTGTGCATGAACCATGGATCGCTAGTGTTAATTGTGATTCAACGATTGGCACAACTCAACCGTTTTTCCAAAGGTTTAAGAAACACCAAATACTTCCATAATTGGTCCAAAGAAAATTTAGCAGACGTGGTTGATTGGCGTTTTGAAGATTAACCTTTTTACTCGTTGTTGGGTTTGTGCAATCCATAGATAGATCTGTACACACTGTCTAGGTCTGCTAGATCTTCCACGAAACAATCTGCTTTAATGTGCATTGTAAATTCGCCTGTGTCTTTGCTCCACTCTTTGCCTGTCCACCACTCGAATCCAGGCAAGTTTGTTTTCCATCTGCAGGAGTTGTCGTAGCCTCCTCCTAGATAGTACCATTTGTAATTTTTTTCGTGTGCTTGATGTATTTCATGATACAGACTGAATTTGCCAAGATGTAAATTAGGTTGAGCATAGTCCCATGCAAATTGCCAATTGTCTATGCTCTTGCCATACTTGCTCCATATGGACCATGCACACAATCGATCTTCATAGTAGTAACACCATACAACTTCCGAATCTTTGAGTGTGTAAGAGTTGAAAGGGAAACGCGAAACAAAATCGTTGTGTACCAAATACTGATCATAGATGGGCTCTAATAGATCCACATGTTTCTGTGCAAACGAGCCTTTCCATTTTTCCACAGTGACCCCTTTGCGTTGTTTGAATCTGGGTGCATGTTTAACGTATTCTGCAATGTTGATTCGAGTTGATCTCATCTGTTGCCACTTGTCATCCAAATCAATAAATCCTTGTGCCAGTGCTAATTCTTCTTCTTCAGGTTCTACTTCTGCATATACTTTTGTCAGTTGGATATCATATTTGTCTAGTCTACCAAATGGATGTTCATACCAAATTTTCATTCAATTTCTCTGCTTTCAAAATCTTTAACTGCTAATATAATATGACAGGCACACACAACAGTCAACCAACAATATTTACAGGCAATATAGCATCTCCGAACATAGGGAAATACTCCATGAAGAATGGCGGCGAATCCCTTGATGTAAAATTTCCAATGATGAGGCACTGCAAAGAAAAAGATGCAACCTCAACTTGCTGTGGTATTATTTTATCAAGAACACAGTAGGTCGCGTTGTTTAGAATTGAGCGAACGGGTACAGCACAACCGCCCGACTACGGTAGCGAGATAGAGTGACTGCGATACAAACATGATGTATCAAAGTTTATGATTCTGCTTAACAGCAGAATTATGACTGCTTCATCAACATGATGACGGAAACTTTACTCCGTAAAGGAAATGCTTGAGTGTAAGCGAAAAGCGATTGACGCAGTCAATCATTAACTGTTTGCATTGTCGTACTTCTGTACATGTTCTTGCAGTTCTAGATCAACTCTGGTTACACTGGTGTGTTTGTCTAAAAACTCATACAGTATCTCTGCACACTCTTTGGGCGAATGATTCATCAACATTACTTTTAGTATGAGATTAATTCTGGAACGTTTTTCCTCTGGAGCAAGGACTGAGTGTTTGGATCGACTAACTTCCATTGTATTATTAATGCTCTTTTAGTTATGAATTAAAGTGTCACTTTATGCTCTAGATGAGCGGCATTTTTGCTTTCTTACTGTTTTCAAAATTTTCTTTGATTATTTCAGCAATGATACCTCTGTCTTCAGGTGAAAGCATAAAAGCCTCACGTGCTGTGAGTCCACCACGCATGTACCATGTCATACGATACAGTTCGTGTTTCAGTTGTTTGCATTGCTTTTCTAGGTCTTTAAAATATGTGCCTAACTCAGAGTTGTCGAGCGAAAGGATTTTGATGCGAAAAAATTAGAATTATCCATTGTGATGTTGTTGGTATAGGTTGCAGGAGCACCGCGTGACTGCATTTCGGGTGTGGTTGCCACTGTTACTGGCGGCATGTTGCCCACAGTTTGCAGAGTATCCAACGCCGTTTTGATTTCATTGGCAGTGTGAGTGTCTATGTTTTCTATAAATTTGCTGATCTCAAATCTATCAATCACTGTCTCTTCTGGTGTCATGATGCTGACAATGGCAGATGCCAAACGCTCCACTGTGCTGGCAGACAGTTTTAAAAATACTTTTTGAAATTCTTCGATCTTTTTGGATTCAGTCATGTCTGACCCCGTGATGTTTTTGACCATTCTTTGTTCTTCATACACTTGCATTTGTACCGCAGTGTTTTCTTTGTAGGTCCATGGTCGCACAGTCACAGTCAAACCATTTTTGGTACTGATAGTGTCTACAATGTTTGGATTTCTTAAACGCTCCATGGTTTCATTCAAATTCACCTGTACAGAGTTTGGTTCGTTTGCTCCAGGCACTGTGGTCATTACTTCCATGGTTTCACCATAGGTGGCAATACGTATGCCCAACAGCACTGCGTCCACATCCACTGCTGGCATCAGCCATGCATTCTTGATGCCTGGCACACAACTCTGAATCACATCCACAGTGGCCTGACCATTCATCAGTGCGTCTGGTTGTTTGATTGCAATTTCATCCTTGGCAGTCATTGGCATGACTGGCAACTCTGTGTTGGCAGAAAATTCAATTGATCCTGGTGCCCACCATTTGCCTTGAGAAGGCAGTGAAATGTGCAATTGTGGTTGTCTGTAATAGTTCTCTAGTGATTTTACCATGCTATAAATACTTAATAGTACAATTATTTATATACGCATAAAATGGCATTAGAATTAGACATAGAAGGCATAGGAAAAGTAAGAATACCCAGAGAAGCCTCATGGGCCACAGAAGATACACAACTCAGAATTGAAAAATTATTGGGTGGCACACGTGATCCAGTCAAAGATGCCATAGACGCTGATGGCAAAAAACCAGGATCTTTTGGATCAGGTCTAAAAAAGAGTGCAAAAGAGTTTTTAAAGAGTTCAGACGCACAGAAAGAGTTTGCTTACAGAATCCAGTCTGCAGGCAGTGGCACTGTTGATTTTACAAAAAATTTACTGCAGGGAGAAAGAGGGTTTGCCAGTTTAAATCCTATCATAGGTACAATCTCCGGTGCGTTTGCAGATCTAGTGTCTACTATTCCTGTTGTTGGCGGTGCATTGGGAGGTGCCATTGGTACAATTTCCAAAGTGCGTCAAGAATTAAATGTGTTTTTAGACGGATTCCTTGATAAATTTGACACACTGGCACAGTCTGGTTTGCAAGGATCCAAGAGTCTTATTGATCTGCAGATTGCGGCACGAGACGGCAGAATTAGTTTGGACACTCTCATAGGTGCAACCACCCAAGCATCAGCAGGGTTGATTGCTTTGGAAGGCAACTTCACAAGAGGTGTGGAGAAATTTATAAAAACACAGACAGCATTGGCAGCAATGGAGGGCAACATGCTGGAGAAACTGGGATTGAATGTGGACGATCAAGCCGCTTTTATTTCTGAGTTTATTCAGAACAACAGAAACAACGCCATGTTGAACAACATGAGTCAAGGCGAACTGAATAAAACTGTGTTTGACACTGCTAAAAACATGCGAATACTGGCAGAGTTCACTGGTTCTGATATTCAGTCACAGAGAGAAGCGGCCATAGCCAATGCCTCAGACATGGCATACCAGGCCAGACTGTTAGAACTGAGCAATGCAGGCAGAGAAGATGAAGTCGTTAGAATACAAAATTTTGTAAATGCTATTACAGATGCAGATCCATCAGGCGTGATCACACAAAGATTCAAAGAAGAGTTTTCTACATTTGGCGGCGTGGTATCAGAACAGAGTGGTGTGCTGGATGCAATTTTGTCTAAATCAGGAGTGAATGTGGATTCATTGGCATCTCAAGTGCAGAACGGCACAATAGACACAGTTGATGCAGTCGCTAAGATATTAAGTTCAGCAGAGCAGGCACTGAGCACTGACACCACCTTTGCGGCGCAACTGTCCATGATTGATGGCGGAGCCAACACACTCAGCACTGTGGCACAAGGATTGATTCAGGCATTGGGCAGATTCACAGATGGTGATGTGGAAACGGCTGCCGCAGAAGCCAAAAACAATGTGGAAAACATCAACGCCAAATTTTCAGATTTTAGTAAAGGTTTAGTAGAGGGCAGGAAAGGAATCCAAACTGCTCTTGCTACTCTAGAACAGGCATTGTTGGAATCGAGTGAAGGTTTGATCCAGATGTCTTTACGGTCAAACATTGCCATGGCAGACGGATTAACGGACATCATTGAAGGTGCTCAATTAGGAGACGTGGACCTGATCGCTCAAGGAATGGTCACTGTCATAGGTGAAGGCGTTGTGCCCGGACTGGGCGAAAAATTAAAGGAAAATTTAAAAGATATTGGAAACATCTTCAAATTGCTAACTGGCACTGTGGGATTAGCGGAAGGCGGCACCATGGCCGCAAACTCATTGGCTGTTGTGGGTGAAGAAGGTCCAGAACTCATAGGCACAGATAGAATTGCTCAAGTATTGAGTAATCCAGACACAAGAAAAATAGTAGAAGAATTTGGAGCCATGGCAGGATACATAGATGATCCTTTTGTTAAGGAAACAAGAAGTTATCACCCTGCAACTTCTATAGTTTATAGTAATCAAATTGATATGTCAGATGATCTGCTAAACAAACTGGGAGGCATGGATATTAATACTGTGGTTCAGGCATACGAAGCCATGAACAACGCAGGCGCAGGATCCAAAAAAGGAGCCAAGAGTACAGATTTGAGAGATCAACAAATTGATCTTACTAAAGAAATAGACGACATACATTTTGGTGATGATGACATGAAAAATGAAGTCAAAGGACTAAGAAAAGATCTCAAAAACATGATGGGCAAGGTGTTATCTGGTAATGGGTACTTTTAACACTTGCAATAAAGAAAAAAGATACATATAATAAAGTCATGAGTTGGAAAAAATATTTTAATTTGGTTACACCCGATGGTTCACTGTCCCCAGTGTCCGGATCAAACACAGCGTCAAACCCAATGAGTGCTGTGGGCAAAAGAAACTACACATCCTATCTGCCAGAAGTTTACACAGGGCATTCCAACAGAATGGAACGCTACTTCCAGTATGATCAAATGGATCAAGATTCAGAAGTTAATGCCGCACTGGACATCATTGCAGAATTTTGCACACAGAGAAACAAAAAATCTGAAACTCCTTTTGACATTCACTTCCATGATTCTCCAACAGAATCAGAAGCAATGATTTTGAAAGATGCTCTGCAACAGTTTACAGCATTGAATGATTTCAACAGAAGAATTTTTAGACTGTTTCGTAACACATTAAAGTATGGAGACTCCTTTTTTATTAGAGATCCAGAAACACAAGAATTAATTCACATACACGCAAGTAAATGTGACAAGATCATTGTGAACGAATCCAAAGGCAAAACGCCTGAACAGTATGTGTTCAGAGATTTGAATCTGAATTTAGAATCACTGTCGGGCACACAGGTCACTGCCAATGTGACATACTCATCACCAGGCTCGTCAGCAATATCTGATCAAGGATATGGCTCCAACAAAGGCGGCAACTACTCAGGACCAGGATCATATGGATCAGGTTCAGCAGGAAGATTTGAAACCACAGTGAATCAATCTGCTGTGGATGCCAATCATGTTGCACATATTTCACTGTCAGAAGGATTGGACACCAACTTTCCGTTTGGCACATCCATATTAGAAACTGTTTTTAAAACTTTCAAACAAAAAGAATTACTAGAAGACGCAATCATCATTTACAGAGTACACAGAGCACCTGAAAGAAGAGTGTTCTACATTGATGTGGGCAACATGCCATCACACATGGCGATGGGATTTGTTGAAAGAGTCAAAAATGAAATTCACCAAAGACGTATTCCTTCCATATCAGGTGGATCCAATTCAATTGATGCTTCTTACAATCCACTGTCCATAAACGAAGACTATTTCTTCCCTACCACAGCAGAAGGCAGAGGTTCAAAAGTTGAAACATTGCCAGGTGGTACAAATCTAGGAGAGATTGATGATTTAAGATACTTCACAAACAAACTGTACAGAGCATTGAGGATTCCTTCTTCATATTTGCCAACTGGTCCAGATGATGGAGCAAATCCACAATATTCAGATGGCAGAGTGGGCACTGCGTACATCCAAGAATTAAGATTCAACAAGTACTGTGAAAGATTGCAGGACATTGTGGTACCACCAATCAACGTAGAGTTCAAACTGTTCCTGAAAAACAGAGGCATCAACATTGATACTTCACTGTTTGACATTAAATTTACAACTCCACAGAATTTTGCCGCATACAGACAGATAGAACTAGACAATCAACGTGTACAAGCATTTTCACAGATAGAACAAACTCCATATCTGAGCAAAAGATTTGCTCTCAAGCGTTTCTTGGGTCTGTCTGAAGAAGAAATTGCACAGAATCAAATTATGTGGTCAGAAGAAAAAGGCGAATCCAGAGACGAAGCACTTAAAGGACAAGATCTGCGTAATGTCGGTGTATCAGCAGGCGGCATAGCAGGAGACATTTCAGGAGAAATCGAGCCAACACTCGATGAACCAACAGGAGACGACACAGACACAGCCGATGATATTGTTGATTCTGGTGATGAAGGTGGCGAAGAAGCGTAAATAACAATATGCAACTGTTTGAATTTTTTAATGCTATTGATGATGACAGATATAACTCTTTCAAAGATCAAACTCGCTATGAGATGGATGAAGACACAAGAAAATCCAGACTTACTTTGGAGATGATCAACAACTTAAGAATGCACATGCAGGCAAGACGCAAAGAAAAACAGTCTGCACTTGAACTATATCAAAAAATGTATGGCGGATCAATTGCTGATGCAGCCGAACCAACTCTTTAATAACTATTTTCTGTAGATGAGTAGAAGAATACACTTCCGAATTGCGGCTTACAAAGCATATTTGGCTGGCAAGACTAAATTTAATGCCTTGAACAAACAAGATGTGTCTGTGGATGCTTATTTGGACAATGCCATGAAAGCAAAAGCCAAAGAGAATCTAGAAACGCTGTCGGCACAGGCCAACAAAGTAGCAGAAAAAAAAGTACTAAATCCTATACTGAAGGAGCCTCTGCCTCCCAAAGACACAGCATATAGACCCAAAGGCGAACCCTGTTTTATCATTGCAAACGGTGAATCACGCAAAAATTTCGATCTAAACAAACTGAAAGGCAACGGATATATCATAGGCATGAATGTTTTGCCTATTGTAGAAGATTTTTGGCCAGATGCCTTGGTAGCAGTGGATATTCCCACAGTGAAATACATTGCAGAACGTGATGTGCCCAACAAATTAGAGATGTGGACCTATCCACGTGGTGGCATCAAAGACACACGCATCAAAAGAATTGAGCGTGATTGGGGATGGTCATCAGGACCAACCTCCTGCAGAATAGCATTAGACTACAAAAAGTTTCAAACACTGTACATTTTGGGCATGGATTTCTTCGGAGTAACACCAGATGGCAAAATTGCGGATGACAAAGGTCGTAGACTTAATAACATGTACAAAGGCATGGACAGATATCGCAAACCCAACTCAAGTTTCACCTATTACGGCAATTGGCTGAATCAAATGATCACTAACACCACCAAGAATCCTGGTGTAAACTTCTATCATGTGGTATTAGATGGGCAAAATTCACCCACCAAACTAGCCAAAATACCCAATTGGATTGACATAACCTATGATCAATTCGAAGAACACCTAGCCAAAATGGCCAAAAAGACCCCTTAAAAGGTTGAACCTTTTTCCTTTTGTTAAATATTCACTACAAAGGAGACGATTATCATGTCAAAATTTGAGAAATTACTAGATCTTCTAGTAAACGAAAACAAAGACGAAGCAGAAAAAGTCTTTCACGAGATTGTTGTTGAGAAATCAAGACAGATCTATGAAGGCATTCTTGCTGAAGAAGAGGCAGAAACTACTGAAGAATCATCTGACAAAGTTGAAGGTGATGAAGTTGACGAAGCCGCACACGATGACAAAATGAAAAAAGACAAAAAGTCTAAAGAAAAGATGAAAGAAGCAGACGATTCAGAAGATGATGACGAAGAAACAACAGAATCAGAAGAGCCTGCAGAAGCAACTGACGAAACTATCGAAGAAATCGGTGGTGATCAGACTGATGATCTTTTAAGCGACATTGAAGCAGAAGGCGATGGCATGGACATGGACGATGAAGATGGCATGGATCATGACGGTGACTTTGATGACGATGGCGACCAAGATGGCGAAACAGAAAAAGCATTTGAACCATTAGAAAAAGAACTTGATGCCCTTAAAGCAGAGTTTGCAAAAATGATGGATGCTGATGATGACCAGCCAGAAGAGCCAAAAGACGAAGCAGTTGACGAGCCAGTGGCTTTTGAATCAGCAGACAAAATTGTCAAAGAGTATGCAGAAATGGTAAAAAGTGGCCATGGTGCAGAAAAAATGGGCAACGAAACTACTGCTGACAACAAAAAAGGTCCAGTGGCTTCAAAAAATAGACCAATTAACAATGCTAAAGCCACTGATTTTTCAGCAGGCGGTGACCAAAGTGGCGGCGTAGGTAAAGCACTTACAGGCGACACAGCAAAAGCGATGGGTGATACCTTTGCTAATGCCGGCGGTCAAAAGAATGTTAAAGGCACAAAAGCACCTGCGGCAATGACAACAGACACTAATAAGTCTGCGTCACCTGTTGCATCTAAGTAAGGAAACATAGGATATGCAAGTACTAAGTGAACATCTTACATTTGATCAAGCACAAGTAGTGGTTGAATCAAATAACGAAGGTAAGGACTTATACATGAAAGGTATTTGTATTCAAGGCAATGTCAAGAACGCAAACCAAAGAGTGTATCCAACTTTCGAGATCAACAGAGCAGTGCAAAAAATATCCGACACAATCGCTGGGGGCCAAAGTGTCCTCGGCGAAGTTGACCATCCTGAAGATTTAAAAATAAATCTTGACAGAGTGTCACACATGTTAACAAGCATGTACATGGAAGGCAACAACGGATATGGCAAATTAAAAATATTACCTACACCGATGGGTAAGCTTGTAGAAACAATGCTACAATCAGGCGTAAAACTAGGCGTATCAAGCAGAGGCTCAGGAAACGTAGACGAAGGAAGCGGTAATGTGTCAGAATTTGACATTATTACTGTGGATGTTGTTGCACAACCGTCGGCTCCAAATGCATACCCAACACCAATATATGAAGGCCTACTCAATATGAGAGGCGGTCATCAACTATTGGGCGTTGCAAAAGCAGTGAAGCACGATGTGAAGGCGCAAAAGCATCTAAAAGAAGGAGTGGTCCAATTAATAAGGGACCTAAAACTAAAATAAGGAGACAAACATGCTAGACGTAATCAAACAACTCCTTGACAAAGACCTGGTAAACCAAGAAACTCGCGTATCTATTGAAGAAGCGTGGGAATCCAAGTTATCAGAAGTCAAAGAAACAGCCAAGGCTGAGGTCAGAGAAGAGTTTGCAAAACGATACGAACATGATAAGTCTGTTATGGTAGAAGCAATGGACCGCATGGTAAACGAAGCACTTTCGAAAGAGATTGCTGAGTTTGTTGAAGACAGAAAACAACTTGCGGCACAAAGAGTAATGTACAAAAGAGGCGTTAAACCACACATGGAAATGCTTCAGAAGTTCATTACCAAGCAACTTGCCAACGAGATGACAGAGTTACACAAAGATAGAAATGGAGCGGCAGAACAAATTAAGACACTTGAAGCATTTGTAACAAAAACACTTGCAAAAGAACTTAACGAATTTGAAAGCGACAAGAAATCTGTAGTGGAAACTCGTGTGAAACTGGTCAAAGAAGCAAAAGAAAAATTTGCTGAGATTAGAAACGCATTCATCAAGAAGGCAAGCAAAATTGTTGAGACAGTCGTTAGTGAAAATATCACTAAAGAGATGACTCAGTTCAAAGAGGACATTAAAGTTGCTCGTGAAAACAATTTTGGAAGAAAGATATTCGAAGCATACACTTCAGAATATTTGACTTCATACCTACACGAGACTTCAGAAATTCGTAAGTTACAAGGCAAACTTGACGAAGCAGAGAGCAAAATACATAAGAATGAGAAACTTCTTGAGTCTGAAAAGATTGCAAAATCTAAAATTGAAAACAGACACAGAAGAGACAAAGTTCTTAATGAAATGCTATCACCTCTATCAGGCGACAAAAAAGATGTAATGTCAAATCTGTTAGAAACAGTACAGACAGACAACTTGAAAACTGCTTTCAACAAGTATCTTCCACACGTAATGAAAGATGCCAAGAAGGCTTCGATTATATCAGAATCAAGATCAGAAACAACAGGCGATAAAAAGGCAAAACCACAGGCAACAAACACAGACGCGGAGATCATCGATGTCCGTAAATTAGCAGGTATTAATTAAGGAGAAATGAAAAAATGACATCCCAATTGCTAGAACACAAATGGCAAGAGACCAAACAAGCACTTATGGAAGGTGTAACTGGTACTAAGGCCAAATCATTGGATGTGGTCCTTGAAAACACACGCAAATACCTGTCAGAGGCTGCTACAAGCGGAGCCACACAAAGTGGTAACGTTGCTACTCTGAACAGAGTTATTTTGCCTGTGATAAGAAGGGTCATGCCTACAGTGATCGCTAACGAACTTATTGGTGTACAACCAATGACAGGTCCCGTTGGTCAGATTCACACACTGAGAGTAAGATATGCAGACACAACAGTCAACGGTGCAACAAACATCGCGGCTGGTGACGAAGCATTATCACCTTTCAAGATCGCCGCAAGTTACTCAGGTAACGATAGCGATCCTGCAAAGGGATCAGCAACAGCAACACTAGAAGGAGCTGCAGGTAAGAAATTAAACGTGCAAATCTTAAAGCAAGTTGTTGAAGCAAAATCAAGAAAACTATCAGCAAGATGGACTTTTGAAGCGGCTCAAGACGCTCAAGCACAACAAGGAATCGACATTGAAGCAGAAATTATGGCGGCATTAGCCCAAGAAATTACTGCTGAAATCGACCAAGAAATCTTAACA